TACTCTAGGTACTTTGTTTGCAAGTACTTCTCAAGTCGCTACGGGAGATTACAACGATTATACGGTGGCTGGCTGTTCTTATAATAATGGAACTACCATAACCCATTCTTCTAATACATCAATAAAAGCAGGAATGCCAGTTAGCGGGGATGGAATACCAACCGGTGCTACTATTGCTAGCATTACCGATGCTACTCATTTCGTACTATCTTCTTCTACTACTGGAGGGAGTAAGAGTAGTCAGACTCTAACCTTCGGTTCTTATATTGCAACAGATACTTCTGTAAATCCTAATACCTTAACAGGGCAGAGAGAAATAATAGCAGATTCCGATGGAAGATATATTGGGGAGGTAGCCGCTACAGAAGGAAGCAGCAGTAGTTGGAAAATAGTCCTAATGGATAAGGCTAGAAAAACAAATGGTACGGCTTATTTTGCTGGCACTTTGTATGCTTTAGGAACTATGAGAAATGCTGACGGTTCGGCTACCAGTAGGGTTTCTACTATACGGGGGCATGGAAAGGAAGATACATTTGTCCAACTTAGAAAGGAACCACATATGATGAAGTCTATAATCGTAAATGATGTTGGGTCTGGACATTATGGTGACGGAACCTGTGCTTGGAGTAGGCAGAACACTGTAGTTCTAGACCAAGGCGGCACTATTAATGGATTTAAAACATTTAATTCATATCTTCCTATTGATTTTGATGCGGCTAGCATTTTAGGAGACACTAGCCAGTCTGCATCAGGTATTAGTGACCATCCCTTCAAACTATTTGAGTTGTTTCATGGAAGTTTGGGCGAGCCCGATAATAGCGCACCTGCTGGAAACGAATGTTTGTATAATCCATTTCTACCTATATTTTTAGACCGGTTTGATGTTGAAGAAGGTGGAGGCAGTTTGGTTTCAAAGGGAACCGTTGCCGGTGCTATTAGTTCTATAGCCTTTAGAAGTTCCCAAAGTTCTTCTACCCCGTTTTGCCTAGTTGGAATGGGAATACTAAACGACTTTGCCGAGCACGAAGACGGAGTGGGCTCTCACGCAAATAGAACATATGCGAAAGATGCAGATGGGGTAATGTTGGGATTCAAGCCCCGTTTATATCTTACTTCTTCTGCAACCAATACTAATAAAGCGGCTGGAAATAGAAATGTGTATAGTTATGCCATTGATTTAGATACTGATATAACTAGTATAACTTATTTTGATGAAGATGACACTTCGGGTACTGCTGATTCAGTAGCCTTCGCTAATATAAATAGAAAATCTCTAAGATTAATGAATGATTTAACCGGATGTTATTTGGTTTCAGAAAAAGGGAAGTACTACGATGAGAATTTTACTGTCCAAACATATTCCAGTCTATTAGCAAACACTCCTTCACTAAACGAACAAACTCCTAATGTCATAGCGTATGTAATTTCTCACGAAATAGACACTACCAATTCTACTGAAAGACATATCTTAACTTTAGATACTGCAATAGTTACCGATTTTTACAGAATAATGCAGCCTAATCATGTGTGCTTTTATACTCACTCACCTAATAAAATTAGGTTGAATACTCTATCATCCGCATACACTAAAGTTAGTGGAGAAGATAATTGTTATGACCCTAGCGAAATCAATTCTTATATGGTTAGGAATAAAAGTGGAGGTCGCTCCTTTACTAGATTCCATAACACAGGAGGTAAAGAGGCGGCTCTTTCTATGTATGTCGCATTAGATATGGATGCCCAGTCTGATTCACAGTGGGTCTTGCAGAGATTCCCCGATAAAATGGAAAGTTTACTTACTCCTAATAGTGACTTAACGGTGGCTGTTTCTGATGGAGATAATGTTTACAAGACTTCTATGACCTATACTGATAATGGAGACGATATAGGGCATTTCCTATCCTTTGATAAGATGGAAGAAACTTTGGGGGTAGCATCTATTAGTGAACCTATCACACTAACCGTAAACGGAGAAGTATCTGCTGCTGCTAAAAGAGGAATGATTGGTAGCGTTGTAGACATTTGCTACGAGGGTACTGATTTAATCAACGACCTGCTAGAAACAAATGATATAGAATTCACTTCTGAAGATAGTGACTTCCCATATTTCTTAGCACCCAACTATAAGGGGATTGATTTATTTTCTGCAATTAACTTAATTCTATCTAAAAAAGATATGGTCTTAATCGAAGACCCGTCTGCTTCCTCAACATACGAAATAGCAGATTCTACTTTTAAATTAGTAAATAATACTAGTGAACTAAACTACCCCAAGGTAACACTTAGCGATAATGGAGACTACCAAATATACGAATATAATAAAGTTAAATCTGTATTTGATTTCTATAACGAAGTGATTGTTTATGGTAAAGTACACAAGGGCTCTAGAAAGGATTTGAGAAGCATAAACAAACTAGGTAGGAAAACCCTAGAAGTGTATGAATCTGAATTAACTTCTCAAGAGGCAGTAAATAAAAGGGCACTGGAATTGCTAAGGCTACATTCCTCTGACAATGTTAGACTAAATATTACAGTTGGCCATAATAACATTAGTCAATTACAGGCCGGAGATATAATCAATGTAGAACTAACTAGGGAAGGCATAGAACTAGACGAATACATTGTATTACAAATAGAACATACTTTTACTGGTATGCTTAAATTAGAACTAGGCAGATTTACAAAACAATTGGAGGATAGATTTGCTGAATTACTTTCAGATAATAAAAAAATACACGCAGATATTAGGGCTAAAGAATTTGATGAAAGGGCGATAACCTTTGATATATTAGATTCCCTTGATATTAAAGTTAGCAAACTTTTAGTTAGAAGAATAAACTCAGACGGCTTGACTCTAGGATTCGGGGCAGCCCTAAATACTAGTACCACCCCAATGGGATTCAATAGCGGTGCAACGATTGACAATTTAGTGGAGGAAGAATATTGATTACCGATGAAATGAAAGCAGAAGTACTTAGTTACATAGAAAGCACATTAGCCGCTAGCGCACAAATAGGCTACGGTGGAAACTCAACTAGCCCTAGGTCAACTACTTTAGATGTGCCTAGCGGAGCAACTGTAACAATAGCAAAGGAAAAATCAAATCTAAATGTTTTAGAAATAAAAGTTACTTGTGCTGGTAGCAACATTACTGGAAAAGTAATAAGAGAGTTGGGCATATTTAAGACAAGTAGCGAGATGATAGCGAGAGTCAATTTCGATGGAGTCGGCCCATTTACAGCATCCGAAACTTTAGAACTATTCTTAACAATAGAGGTGAACTAAAATGGTTAATACAACAAACCCGCACTACATAACACAAAATGCCACAGGTACAAGTTTAACTCAGCCTGTAGATACAGTAGACTTCCCACATTCGGGACTAATCAAGGCACTGAATCAGATGGCGGCAGGTAATGTAGTAGTAAAAACTGGTACGGATTTTGACATAAATCAAACGGGCAGTAATCTAGTTGTAGCGGCTGGAAAAATACTAAGGAATGGGGAATATCATGCTGTCGGAACTAAGACTTTTGCTGATAGTGCATTAACCACTACTTATGCTAAAGGCTATCATTTGCTAGTAGTGGCCGATGGAAGAGAAAGTGGAGAAACTGTAAATGAATTATATCTAAGGCCACCAACCGCTAACGAAAGAGTTCCGGAATTCAAACTTGGAGATACTATTGTTGCAATGATAGAATACTCTAGTGTGACTTCCGCCGGTTCTAGATTAATTCAATACTTTACTACAAATAAAGAATCTAATAGTTTGAGTATTGCTTATGGTGTTGGTTCTGACCCAAATAAGATTTATACTCCTACTGCTAGTATAACCGGTGCGGCAACAGGAACTACTATTACTAATACAGTGGGCGATTTTACAATAGATAACCAAGATACTAATGACCAAATAATTTTACAATTAGGTACTGATACTGATGCTACCGCAGTAGTAATTAAAGACGATAGCGGAGTTAATAAATTTGTAGTTACGGGGGATGGAAAAACTCAAGCAAAGGATATTTTAGAAGTAGGTACTGATTTGAAAATGTCTACTTCTTCTGATGATGCTATTATAGAGAATGTAACCAGTAATAAAGATATTATTTTCAAAGCAAACGATGGTGGTGTTGTTACCGAAGTAATGAGAATAGATGGTTCATCTTCAAGAGTAGGTATTGGGGCAACAGCACCCACAGCAAAATTAGAAGTTAGTGGAGATACGGCAATTTCAAGAAGTTCTGATTCAGGACAAACAAGAACATTAAGTATCGAAGGTGCAAGAAACGCTACGGGTACGGATTATGCAAGAATTGATTTAGAAAATTATGATTCTAATTCCGGTAGTCCGGCTACTTATGTTGGTGCGAGAATTGCGGCTATTAATGAAGCAACAGGGGTTGATGATGGCAGTTTAGTATTATCTACTGCTAATGCTGGAACATTAGCAGAAAGAATGAGGATAAAGGATTCGGGAGAAGTAGGAATTGGAACTACATCCCCTGCTGCTAATTTACACATAGTTGGTGCTGGTTCGGGCGACCATCTTATTTTAGAAGGAACTTTAGGTAGTGCCGCTACTTCAGCCCCTAACTTTGTATTGTTTAGAAATGGTGATGATGCAGCCGCAGATATTGACGATGCTGATTTAATAGGTCAAATTGTTTTTAGAGGCGAAAATGATGGTGCTTCAAATAGTAATACACCCCAAGAAGTAAATTATGCTACAATTGAAGGAGGTATGGATGATACTTCAGATAGTAGTGAAGATGGCCATATAACCTTTAATTTAATTGAAGCGGGAACTCTTACAGAGTTTATGAGACTTAGGGCTAGTACAAGAGATGTAGTAGTTAATGACCAAGGAGATGATATTGATTTTAGAGTTGAAGGAGATACTGATACTAACTTATTATTTACTGACGCTTCTGTTGATAGAGTTGGTATTGGAACAAGTCTTCCCAAAAATAAACTACAACTTTCTCATACTGGTGCTGATGGTCTTAATGGACTAATGATTGTAAGAGAAGATACTACAACTACTGATGGAGATTTATTGGGAGGTATTGGTTTCGATTCAACAGATGGAAATGTCCCTTCGTCTGTTTTAGAGTCTTCTGCTTTTATTTCCGCTAATGCAACTGAAGACCACGGAACCGGAGATAAAGGAGGTAATCTTAAATTTGGAGTATCTTTAATAAATGAAAATGATGATGTTGTTTCAACAGAGTTAGCAAATGTAGGGCCACCTGACACTACTGCTAATGCTACTACTCATGCTGGACTTAATTCTAGAGTAACAACCGCTATTGTGGCGGCGGCTACTTATGCTCCTACTATTGGAGATTCAGGAACATTAGTTATATTTGAACATGCTAACTCTAATTTAACTTTACCTTCTATTAATAATGACACAAGTGTAGGAGTCCAATTTACTGTATTTAATGAAACTGGTTCTGCCATTAGCGCACAAATCGCTGTTTCTAATTCGGCTACTATTAATGGCGGTGCGGCTTCCGCTTTAGATGATATAGACTCCTATAAAGCGGCTACATTTGTTTGTAGTGGAAATAATACTTGGATAAGAATTGGGTGATTAAATGGGGCTACATTGGCAATTTGGTGTTGTTCAAAATGCTTCAGGTTCTCCTTTAGCGGTTTCAATCATAGAAGACGGTTCTGCGCCTTTAGTTGATTTAATAGAAAATGCCGCACCTGCTGGTAGTGGGGCATTTGTTACTGGTATTAGCGGAGTCCCAATATGGGATATTTCAGTAGTTGCTACGGGTGGAAGCGGTAGTTATACCTATTCTTGGCAACACGGAGAAGTTCGTGATGTTAATAATGTATTCAGCGTTAGTTCTGCTGGAACAACAAATGCGGCTAGATACAATACATTGCGTATTGCTGGAACAATTCCGGCTAGTGCTTCTGACCCACCAAATGACTGTCTTTACGAACTTACATGTACGGTAGATGATGGCTTTGATACCGTACAAGCAACTATCCAATGTGCGATAGTTGCTATTCCACTATGATTAGTGCCAAGTGCCAAGGTTAAAAATGGCACTGTTTAATCAGATTGGATAAGTTATTTTATATGTAAAAAATATTATTTTAGTATATTATCCTAATAGATTTAAAATCGCATATTCTGAAAAAAACGCTATAAAAAAAATGAGCCGAAGACCCACTCGTTAAAGTGAGCCCTCGACCCATTAGTATTATTTTTTGTCTGACCAAATTCCTTTACAGTCTCGACATTCCCAAAGTTTTTGTTTGTCATTCGACCCCAAGTAAAAACCCTGCATACGCTTCGCTATAGTAAGCGAGCCGCAGTACCTACATTTTTTCTTAAGGCCCACGCTTATCATCTTCCCTCATTAGTCGTGCTAGATACTCTTCAACGCTAGAATCCGATAGTTTAGAACCACCGAATGCTGCGAAGAATAGTAGCGTTACGACTACCAAGAAAATGATTAGACCAAACCATTCTAGTGTGTCCATTACCAATCAACTCCTAATTCCAAAAATTCTTCTTTCTCTGTAGAGAAGGCTTTTACAAATCCATTATCTTGACCATACTTCCATAGGTCATAAACCAATTGCGTGTCCTTCAAACAATACTCCACTACTTCGGTATGGTTTCCCTGTTTCCAAAGTTTAGGAGCGTCTGCGCTTTCCATTAACTTAGCATCATCTAGAGAACACTTTACAAGATTCTTTAATTGGAATCTTTCTCCGTGTCCCTTTACCAAGAGTTTACTAGTATCAATGTATTTTTCTTCTTTGAGATATTTATGAATACAAAAAATATCCATAGAGTCTCTAAGAATAGGTAGGTCAAATGCCCCTATATTATGACCCAACAACGACCCACCCTTTTGCAAGTGGTCATCTAAGTCATACTTTAGTTGAGATAGTGGCTTAGTTTCTACACCGGATTTAGCAAATGAATCTACTGGCTCATCTACATATACCGTACCGCTATTCCCATCCCAAGTAGCCACCGTAGAAACCTTAAACATGTGAGTGTTGCCGAAGCCCCCTATCTCATAAGACATATTTTTGGTTTCTAGGTCAATGGCTAATACCGACATTCCTATCACTCCTTTGCTTTAGAAGGGGTGGCCCAAAGTTTAGCAAGTTTTTCTGCTTGCTCATCTTTAGGTTCTTCCTCTACATCGGTTCTTCGCTTTAGGAATACTACTATGTTTGTGTTTGCTACAGCAATCATAGAAGAACATTCCCAGCCCTCTTCTCCATAAGTATTCAATGCCTCTATAATGACCTTCGGCCCTTTAGAAACATCGAACACTAAAAAGTGGTTTTCCCAATTCATTCATTTTCATCTCCTTTTTTTAACCTAACAAATACTGAACGGCTAACGGTGTCGATTTGAAATCGACTTTCAATGATTTTCCAATCCCTATAACACTGCGCCCTAGATATTCCCTTGGTTTGAACCTTTTCGAATAACTTGGGTTTACTGACATAGCCATCACTTTTCGCCTCTCCGCTTTTCACCATTTCTTGATATTGTTGTATGAATACAACGGACTTGTTTTGAACCAAGGCCGACTTCTGTATCTTTAGGCTTCGTTCTAGCCACTCTACCAATGTGCTATAACATTGTTGGGTCAAAATATATGCCTGACGAACATGGGTTGGCGTTACTACAAACTTTCTTTCCGCTATACAGCATAGCACAGATAGTTTAAGGAGTTGAACATTAATTCTAGTCATAAAGTTCTGAGCGATTTCTCTAATCTCCGGTCTAGAGGACTTAATATATTCTCTCATTTTCATATATTCGTTTATTAGAGCATCTGCGAATCCGTCACTATAAGTAATAGTACTAAAGGGGTCTTCTCCTACTTCTAAGAACCTTGCCTTTACATCTTTGTAAAGAGTAAATAATGCCTTTGCAAATCTCTCTGTATCTACCTCGGTAACTTCTCTTTTACCCGATTGCTTCAGTTGTAACATTCTCATATCATGCTGTTCTTCTTCCGGAACTTCTCTAACATAGACCAGCATTCTTTGTAGAACCCCTTTTTCTGCTATTACAGATTTAAGATGTTTAGGAATATAAGTGGTAGCCCAAACTGAACGCTGGCACATACATTCCATCAAATGCCCTTCTTTTAACTTCTTAGTAATTACCCAAGACTCTCCTTCCAAGGTGTTCATTAGAGTGTTTAGATAAACAATGATATTTTCTTTATGCTGACTCTGTTTAAATACACCGGAGTATTCGAATTCATCCCAATGCGCTAAACCATTTCCTTCTAAAGAGCCCGACCTTCTTTCAAATACAGGTTCGTCATTTTCATCTAACTCTTTCAGCCTTTCGTAGAAACCAATTAAAGCGGCATCTGTATATTCTACAACATCGAAATTGTCATATTTTTTAGGAATATATACTTCGGAAGAATCAGTTCCTCCTGTTCCCTCAAAGTCATTTATTTTCTTATGTAGGGATTTACTTACCGGCCCCATAAAATTCCATAGAGTGCTTTTACCTGTACCGGATGTCTGCATCCAACAGAAATGTATTCTGCTATCTTCAGTGTTCTTTCCCCTAGGTATTCTAATAAAGTCTTTAGTAATTTGACCAAGTAAAGAAAAGAAAGAAGCCATAGCCGGAATATCATTTTTATGAGAAACCGTTAGTACTGTCTTCTTCCAATCTTCTACCACTCTAGGCATTTTTTCTTCTAGCGCAACCCCGTAGTATTCTTCGGGGATTTCTATTTCATCATCATCATAATTCATATTTTCACCTTACCTTCATTGTTTAGAACTTTAATTATCCTCTCGGCGACAACTGTTCCAATGCCGTCTATTATTGTCAATTCGTGAGGCCTTTGCTCTCCTATTTCCATAATCGAGCCAAACTCTTTGATGAGCCCCTTTGCCTTTTTGATTGATACGCCTTTTATGCTTGTTAGTAAATCTAGTCTCAAATCATCCGTTGTAATTCGTTTGAAAACTTCTGGTCTTATTACTTCCCTTTCTATTGGTTTCATTTTGCATATTGCCGTTATTATTAGTGATGCTTCTTTTTCTGTAGGAACCCAAAATGCTTTACAATCTGTATCTAATGTAATTCTCCCTATGGCCCCTAAAAACTTGTTATTCAACATTACCGCCCTAGCAGAAGGGGGCAACTTAGATTGACTATTTTCCATTATGTTATTAATGCCTTCGGATAAACTACCGTAGATAATAACAACATTGGTCTTGTAATATCTATCCATATTATCTATTTGAGTCCAAATTCTTTTACTCATAACTGAACCAATAAAATCCACTACAGACTTTGCTTCAAAGCAAACATCATCGAAAACATAATCTCCAATCTCAAGCCATTTCTTTTCAGTTTTTATGTTTAAAGACTTGGCCTTACTTTCTACTAGGTCTACTAGAAGAGAACCTTTCTTTTCTCTACTGTCTATTACTAGCATCAAAATCACTCAACTTAGTTTGCCCTTCCATAATCAATCCAAAATCATCTAATGTTAATTGTTTCATTTTTTCACCTCATGTGGGTATCTCCAGCATTTACCAATGCAATACCCTTCGGGAATCAACTTTGTTTTACAATGCGGAGCAGTATATTCTCCAAACACTGTAAAGCGAGCATGTTTCCTAGTCTCTCCTTCGTCCCAATCAAGCCAAACATCATCATGAGTTTCGGCTATCCATTTAATTTCCTCTACGACTTTATCTAATATATCTTGCTTTTCAGAATTACTTAGTCCTTTACTACAACCGGACAGTAAATCCCTGTACCAAGATACTAGATATGCTCTAGCCATATGACTAGGATTCTCTACCATAATTGCACTATGCAAGCAGGGAAGAATAGGTAGCCTACCCTTGAAAACGGTAGCCACTACTTCTCCTTCTACTGACTCTAATGGCTTAGACTTGGGCCAAGATATTTTTTCCTTGCCTGTTATCCTCTTAGGTATGAGCCTAGGCCGTTCTGCTAATTTCAGTATGTGGGAAATTCCCCTAGCCAAATCCTCATAAAAGATGGGAATACAATAGTACGGAATACCTGCTTCGCTTCTACTTGACATATTTACAGTATTAGGTACTCTTCGTAGTCTAGTAGATTGTCCCACCCTGTCGTCTAGGGTAATTTCATAATTGGTATTATTCTTTAGATACTTTTTAATTATTCTAAAGTAGGCT